GTGAAAAGAAACCCCGTAAACAGAAAACGGTAGCCACAGAGGAAGCCTAATATGTCATCAACAATGCTCCAATTAGTACAGCAAGTATCTGCTGAACTTAACTTAGCCGTACCTACTTATGTAGCTGGTAACCCTAGCCAAGACGTGCAACAGATTCTTGCGTTAATGAACCGTGCAGGGTATGACTTAGTAAAAGAATACGATTGGCAAGCATTGGAGTTGGAGTATCGTTTCTACACAACTGCAATAACCACGACCTGCGATACTGTTAATGGCACAGAACTTCTGACCGCTATTCCTAGTACCGCAGGGCTGGACAACACTTATTCCATCGTGGGGACATCCATTCCCCAAGATACCTACGTTGATACGGTGATTGACGGCAATAGCCTAACAACTACTCAACAAGCTTCAGCAACCAGCGTTGGCGGTACAGTCACATTTAGTAAGACTATCTACCCTTTGCCTCCTGATTACGAAACAATCACAGACAATACTCATTGGGATAAGACAAAACCTTGGCAAATGTTGGGGCCTGTGGATGCTCAACAATGGCAATGGTTAAAGTCAGGATATATCTCAACTGGCCCACGAGTCCGTTGGCGTATTCTTGGTAACACATTTCAAATTTGGCCTCCTTACAACACCCAAGAGTATCTAGGGTTTGAGTATCGTTCCAAGGGCTGGGCAAGAAGTGCAACAGATGAAGTCAAAAACAGCTTTACTGCGGACAGCGATACAACTGTTTTAGATGACACAATCATGGTTTTGGCAACAAAGCTTAAATACTTCCAAATTAAGTCTTTTGACACTACCGCACTGCAACAAGATTATATGCGTTACTTGAATGTGGCTAAAGCTAACGACAAAGGCTCTGCAACCTTGTCATTTGCCCCACAACCAAGTGCCGTGCTTATTGGCTGGGCTAATATTCCTGACACTGGCTACGGTAGCTAAAAATGGCACAACCCAAAGGTAGAACAGCAGTCACCGCTTCTGTTTCAGCCCCTACAGGCGGTTGGAACGCTAGGGATTCTATTGCCAATATGTCCCCATTGGATGCGGTTACATTAAATAACTTATACCCAACGCCAACTGATATTCAGTTAAGGCTTGGATATACCAAAGATTCAATTGGCATTACAGGTCAAGTTAATACCTTGATGAATTACGCCAGTTCAACCACTCAGAAGCTATTTGCCGCCGCAGGAACTAAGATTTACAACGCTGATACATCCACTGCAACCGAAGCATTGACAGGGTTGGCAAGCGATGTATTTCAGTACGTCAATATGTCAAATGCTGGCGGTCATTATTTGTCGGCAGTTAACGGCATTGACCCAGCTTTGGTTTATAACGGCACAGATTGGATTAGAGCCGCTGGCAGTACGGCTGTAGTCACAATGAATACAATTACCCACGTGGGTGCTGTTGCCACAGTGACAACCGCATCAAATCATGGTTTAATTACTGGCAACCAAATCACCATTACAGGTTGCACCCCAAGTGCTTATAACGGCACTTTTGTCATTACAAAGACAGGTAACACCACATTTACCTACACAATGGCAAGTACGCCAGCTAGTGATGCGACTACTGTAGGTGCTTACACGATTGCTTTGTACATTACTGGCGTTGATTCTGAAGACTTTATTAACGTTAATTTGTTTAAAAATCGTCTGTATTATGTTGAAAAAAACAGTATGCAGTTTTGGTACTTGCCAACAGACGCGATTAGTGGTGCGGCTACATCATTTGATTTAGGCGGAATTGCCCGAATGGGTGGTTATTTACAAGCGATTGGCACTTGGACTATTGATGCTGGTCAGGGTGCAGACGACTACTTTGTGGCAGTAACCAACAATGGCGAGGTAATTGTATATAACGGTACAGACCCTTCAGACCCCACAAAATGGGCGTTAAAAGGCGTATGGCAACTGGGTCAAACATTCAACCGTAAGTGCTTTTTAAAGTGGGCTGGCGACCTTTTGTTGCTTACTCAGGACGGTTTAGTGCCTTTGGCTTCTGCCCTGCAATCTAGCCGTTTAGACCCAAGGGTTAACATTACCGACAAGATTTATTACGCTATTAGCCAAGCGGCAAGCCTTTATTCAAACAACTTTGGCTGGCAAATCATTTATTTTGCAAGTAACAATATGTTGCTTATTAATGTGCCAACAGCCACAGGAACACAGCAGTTTGTAATGCACACCATTTCTAGGGCTTGGGGGCAATTTACAGGAATTAACGCCAATTGCTTTGAAATGCACAATGAACTGCTTTATTTTGGCGGTGACGGCTTTGTAGGCCAATATTGGAACGGTTACAGCGATGCTGGCGAGAACATTAACGCTTCTGTTCAGCAGGCTTATAGCTATTTTGACGCTGTTGGTCAAAACAAACGGTTTACTATGGTTCGCCCAATTATTCAAACAGATAATGGCGTTCCTACCATTTTATGCGGCATTAACACAGACTTTGATTACCAAAACCAGCTAGGTCAGGTCACATTTAACCCTGCAAGTACTGATTTAGGAACTTGGGACAATGCTTTGTGGGATGTTAATACATGGGGTGGAAACCTAAATATTAACCGTATTTGGCAAGGTGTAACAGGAATTGGCTATTCTGCTGGTATTAATATGAGCATCGCCTCACAAGGAATTGATGTTCACTGGGTATCAACAGATTATGTAATGGAACGAGGCGGAACACTTTAATTTTTACCAAAAATGGTTATATAATAGTTATAGCCGACTCCTTGGTAAATTTGTTAAAGAACTTTAATAAGGAATAGGTATGGCAGATTACAATTTTGGATTAACTGGAGCAATGAACCCAAATATGTTTGGGAACATGGGCCAACAGAACAACCAACAATCCTCATTTAACTCAGGGTTGATGAACATTGGAACTGGCGTAAACACCAATCCTTTTGGCAAACAATACAACCCTAATGATGCATGGTCTAATGCCGCTTACAACACAGCGTTAGGAAACCAAGCTGGGGCACAATACGCAACCCTTGCTAACCGTGTAAATCAAAACACACCTTATGGTTCACTAAATTACACACAGTCTGTTGACCAGTTTGGCAACCCTACTTGGACTGCAAATCAGTCTTTAAGCCAACCGTTACAAGACTTAACTAACTCATCTTTGCAAGGCTTACAAGCAAGCCAAGCAAACCCTATGTACGGCATCAATGCTGGTGAAAATTACACCGATGCTTTAATGCGTAGATTACAGCCACAAATGACTGCTGATAAGGAATCATTTGACGTAACAATGGCGAATAGAGGCATTCCTGTGGGTTCTGAGGCTTATAACCGTGCTTATCGCACATTTAGTCAAGGTCAAAATGACCAGCTTACAAGTGCTCAAATTGGCGGTATGCAAACTGGCCTACAAGCACAGCAATTGCAAAACCAAACTGCGGCAAACATCAAATCTTTGGCGTCACCTAATTACATTAATCCGTACACACAAGCGGCTGTTGCTGGGCCTGACTATTTGGGTGCGGCTGGATTGTCTAACAACAACGCTATTGCCAACCAAAATATGCAAAATGCCGCATCTGCTAACTTGCAAAACGGCTTATTTGGTTTGGCAGGCACAGGTTTAATGGCTTACGGCTTATCTAAAGGCTTTTAATGGCAACATTAGCTGAACTTTTGCGTGAAGGCGATAAAAACGCTGTAGTTAGCGATATTTATCGTAATGTATTAGGGCGTGAAATTGACCCTACAGGTTATGCATGGGCTGAAAATTTAAACAAAGACGAGCCAAGTTCTGCAATTAGTTTAGCTAGAAGAATTGCTCAATCCGAAGAAGGAAAAGCATACGCTAAAGGCAATCAAGAACAATACAACTACCTTGCTGGCTTATCCCAAGCTGACAACCCATATTCAGACCCAACTTATTCAAGCATGGAATATTTAGGTGGTGGTCAATTTAAAGATGCAGGCGGTGGCATTATTAACGTTGATGAAGCTGGTCAACCAATTAGCTACAACCCAAGCGTATCTTGGTATGACCAACAGCTTGCTAAAAATCCATCTGCTTTGCGTGCTACAGATTATCGTAATCAAGTGTATTTAGCTGGTGGCCCATTAGACCAAACTTACAACTTTAATGGCAAAGAAGTTCCTATTGCCGCCACAGAATATCAAGTAGACCCAAAGACAGGTAAATTTGTTACAGACCAAAACGGCAATTACAAACCCGTAGAATTTAGACCTAAAGGCTACAATATGTGGGATGACTGGGCCGCTCCAGTAGCCGTTGTAGCTATTCCTGCATTAATGGCTGGTGGTGCTTATGCCGCAGGTGCTTATGGTGCTGGTACTGGGGCTGGAGTGGGTGCGGCTGAAGGTATTGGTGCTGGAACTGCTGGAGATGTATTTGCTGGATATTCTGCAACAGGTTCTGCCGCTGGTACTGCTGGCTCAACCGTTCCTGCTGGTTATGGGGCTTTAGGGGCTGGAACAACCGCTGGTGGGGCTATGGGGCCAACTTATGCTGAAATGGGCTACACAGGGCTTGGTGAAGGCATGGCGGGCCCTACTTACGGTGAAATGGGTTACACAGGCTTAAATCAAGCAGAAGCCATTGCTCAAGCAGATGCCGCCGCCAAAGCCGCTGGTGGCCTAACAAGTATGCAAAAAGCCCAATTATTGCGTATGGGCGTTAATTCATTAGGACAAGTTGCAGGTCTTACTGGCAGTAGTGGTACTGGCGGCTATTCAAGCGGTGGAACAAGCGGAATGTCAGCTTATCAACGCCAAAACCCATACTTAAGCACAGCACAGCAAAATGTTGTGCCTGATTCAACAGAAGCATTAACAAGATTGTTACGGAGTCAAAATGGCTAGAGAACTTAC